ACATTGTTTCGGTCACAATATTCAATATCATTTAATTACTATGGAGTAATATAATATGGCACATGTTGCATCAATTGGCGCAGGTATGTTTTCAGACCTAAGCGTCTCAACTTCGTCGGTTCCAGCTACGAAGAACCAAACGAGTCTAGACGGCGTTTTCGCCACAGGCACTTTCGAGCGCATCGAGAATGTCCGTGAGTTTCCTGCTATGGGAACTCCACCAAACATCGTAAACGTTCCTGTTTACGGTTCAAGCACTTCTCAGCAGATTCAGGGTCAAGCTGACGCTCCTTCAATGGAGATCACAATGAACTATGTAGCTACTGACTGGGCCGACGGCACTAGTTTGGGAAGCATGGTGGGAGACGGCAATCAGCGTGTATTCCGCTTCGCTCTTCTTAACACGGAACCACCAGGTTACGAGTCAGGCGGCGGTGTAAGTGGTCTCGCTGGAGACACTTCAGACGGCACAGCTACAGAGAACAGTTACTACTATTGGGTTGGAAAGGTTGAGGCACTTCAGGTGAATCCTCAGCTCACTGATTCAAATACAGCAACTGTGACAATCACTGTACAGTCTGACTTCTTCGGTGCTTTCACCGTGGATCCAACTGCTTAGTAGTTGAGATTCCGTTGGGGAGGGTGGCTGTGGCGAGCCTACTCTCAAACAACTCCGTCGCCGATGACGGGTGTCCCCACCGAAGGAGGTATGATGAAACCATTCAGAATAGATTATGTGATAGAGCTGACGCGTACAAAGATGCTTGAGAATATAGAGTTCAGCACAGAGCGAGTTATGGAGAGATTTCCAGAGTTCGTGGGTGCTAATGACGATAAATCTCAAGAGGTTTTCAAGACTTTGGCGACATTGCAAAATATGAAGAAACACATAAAAGGGTTCAATTATGAACGAAATCAAGATAAAGAACAGCGGAGCTGATAGCGAAGCTGACATCACGGAGAATAGTATGAAGAAATTTGTGGGAATGAAACAAACAAAGAAGGTTAATTTCATGGGCGAGAAGATTGAGATCAACAAGCTCACAGTCGGTGAAGTTAAGCAGATTCAAGAAGTTGCAAAGAATTTGGAAGACGATGGATTCGCGGTGATAAAATCAATCATCTCGATCGCAACTCCGGATGCGTCTGACTTGGAGGATGATGATTGGGAGTCGCTTCCTATGGATGAGTTGACCAAACTGTCCAACGAAATAATGAAATTCTCAGGAGTGGATACTTCTGGGGGAAAGTAGAACTGTCGGCTGAAAAGCTGGCTTTACACGATTTAGCCCTAGCGATAGGGACTCCGGTATATGTAATGGAGGCAGAGATGCCTCAATCTGAACTCCAAGATTGGATGGAATATTTCGAGAAGAGACCTCTGGGTTGGCGTGCCGACTTAAGAGCTTATCGAATAATGGCATCTATGGGATTCTCAGGGAAACAAGAAGAAGCTTTTCACAGCCTCGCTGTCTTGTCCAAAGAATCTCAAAGAACAACCACACCACTAGACTCATTGAAGTCATCATATTTGTTTCACAAGATGATGGGTGCCAAAGGTGGTAAACAATTGGAGATTGTCTAATGAAGATGATTGTGAAGGGTGTTAGAAGCACCCTAGCGATGTTGGAATTGAAGACTTCGGAACTCACGGAAAAGCAGTTGAAGAAAACTGTGAGACGCATGACCAAAGATCTGTCATATGAAACCCCGGTAGATACGGGTAAGGCGAGAGACTCATGGAGTTCTTCTTGTAGAGGTAAACGGTGTTCAATACGCAACGACACAGAATATATTGAATACCTCAACGAAGGTTCATCCAAACAAGCTCCAAAGTACTTCATCGAAGCCACTTGTTTGAAGTATGGAAGACCTTTGGGAATTGTTGTACAAGTCAAGTAAAGTAAGCCCTCTATTCACGTAGAGGGCTTTTTAACGCATTTTAAATTGAAAAGGAAATCCATATGGCTATTGTAGTAGAGACTGTTTCGGATTCAGCGAAAGCTAGAGAGGACATGGCGAAAATCCGCCAAGCGGTTATAGGTATCGAGAAAAGTTCGAAAGATGCCACGTCCTCAATGAGGAATTTCGCCAAAGCCATTGCTGTTACGGTAGTCACTTTCGGCTCATTGAAGGCACTATCTTCGGTCTCAGACTCAATCACCAACTTTGAAACAAAGATCCGGATGGTGACAAAGAGCTCTAAGGAAGCTTCACAAGCTTTCAGAGGTCTTGCAAACGTGTCTATGGGGACTCGTTCAAACATAAATGCAGTGGCTACGTTGTACCAGAAGACCGCCATATCCACAGAGCGTTTAGGCACAAGTCAGAAGGACATCCTCAAATTCACAGAAGCTGTGACTAAGTCGTTGGCCGCTTCAGGAGCCACAGCCACAGAGCAGTTCAGCTCGATTATGCAGTTGGGTCAAGGTTTGGCTAAGGGTGTGTTGAGCGGTGACGAGTGGCGCACGATCGCTGAAGCCGCTCCGATCTTCTCCAGATCTCTCGCCAAAGGTTTGAAGATCAGCTACGGTGAGTTGATCAAGATGGCTCACGCTCAAGAATTGACCACTGTGAAACTCTTGAAAGGTGTGTTGGCTTACACCGATGGAATTGATGAGGCTTTCAGCAAGGTGGGGGTCACCTTCAGCTCAGCTTTCACGAATTTAGGCAACGCAGGTCTCTTGGTTTTTGATGGTTTTCAGAAAGCCGCCGACGTGTCGTTCGGCAGTGTTGCCGGTAAGATCAATGACTTCGCGTTGAAAATGGCGGAGATCGGTCAACGTATGTCTTACTATTTTGCGATCGCTAAGGACACAATCTTCCGTCTGATGTTCGATGTGGAGCAGTTGCTCCGCAACAACGCTGTCTCCATTTTCTTTCGCGATACTGTGTCTGGCATTATACAAATGGTCTCTGCAGGGTTCAGCAGAGTTGTAGGGTTTTTCAACAACGTCAAATCGAAACTCCTCTCAGCTAAGTTGAAGATTGAGACCTCCGACATCTTTTCAGATTTGAACCTATCTCTCGCGACAGTAAAAGAGTGGGCCAAGAATGTCGAAGGCTGGTTCTTCTGGTTGTACGACAAGGTTATCGGTAACTCGTGGGTGCCCGATTTAGTGAAGGATACAGTTTCGTGGTTCGGTCAGTTGCTGAAGAAGCCTTTGCAGTATATCAAGCAGTTCGTGAACTTCGCAAATGAAAACTTCAAGACCTTATCCATCACAGCTTTGTGGGTAGCTGCCACAGCTGCTGTATATACATTTCGTGGCTCGATCTTCTCCGTACTATCAGCTGTTTTGTCCATGAAGACACTTTTAATAACAGCGTTCGCTGGAATTTCTGCGTTTTCAATCTCTAAACTCTTTGAGAAGAAAGATGTGAAGAAAGCCACGGATACCCTGAAGGATGGTATCGACGATTCATTCGACTTCAAGAGTGTAGACATCTTCACCAAAAGACTTGAGGGTAAATATGCGTCGATGAAAGCGAGCCTTTCTGAGTTCTTCACTTTTTCGTTGATGGAAGACTTTGAGTTTAATCTGACATCAGTTACGGAGTCCCTGGAAGGTATAGCTTCCAGCATAAAGACTTTGGTCATAAAGACGTGGGAGACTATGTCGAGATGGGGACGTATCTTCTCCGTGACTGCGGTGGGCGCGATGCTGTTAATTGGTCTGCAAGGTTTGGTGGCTACGCTACCTGCACTCTTTGCAACCAGCCTAGGTCTGTTGTTTACGGGGGTACTTGCGATACCTACGGTCAAGGTCTTCGAGATCGATGTGATAAATATATTTAATAAGGTGCTGCACCTCATCGAGAAAGGCTTATCCTTTATAGTTAGACGTGGAAGGGATGCCACGGGCGGCTTGATGGGTGGCTTGGCGACATCGAACCCCACAGAGATCCTAGCGATCGTCGCCAAAGCCATGTTACTATTCTCCGCTGGTCGAGCTATTTACGCGAAAGGCGCCAAGGCTTTGATATCTATGCCTCAGAGATTGAGCTCGGACATCGCGGATTCCTTGAAAGCTAGAGTCGGCGAAAAACGACTCTCGCACTACCAAAGTCTCGTGGCTAAACAGACACCTAAGGCTCTGCAGGCTCAGACCAAGGTCATGAAGACCGCCTACAAGCAGCAGTTGAAAGCGTTGAGTCGTATGCGTAGTCAAAACGGTTCAATGCTAGGCTTACAAAAAGCGCAAGCTCTGGCCAAAGGGCGTGGATCGTCGATTGGTTTAACTAACGCGCAGTTGAGGCAGGCAGCAAACGCTCAAAGTGCTCGTTCCGGCTTTCAGGCGAATTTACGTTCAAGAGGTTCTATGGAGTCAGCATTCCGTAAGAACACTGCGACAGTCGCACGTCTGAGTGCAGCTCAAACATCTTTTCGTGACTA